TCGTCAACGGCACGATTGTCGATGGCTGCAACATCACCTATAAGTCAAATCTCGCCTATGTAAAGATGAATGACACCTATGCGAATGGGGCGGCGCTGACCATCGCTGACTTGAATGGTCTGACAGCCGTAAGTAATTCGGGTCTCAAGGCCTATGTCAGAACATCTCTTCAGGGTTATCTTTCACAGTCGCCTAACCTAAACACCCTCTTCGTCTCATATTTAAACTCATCAACATCAAATGCCGCCATCAAGGTATTCCAGAATGATGAAATTCTAAACTTCGTCACGTCGGCCAACCTCGTTCTTGGTCAGGTTCAGGTTGCCAACACAATTTCATCAGGTAGTTCCAACACTACAGGCCTAAGTTATGCCGTGGCTGTTGGAAGTGGCACCATCTTCCAGAAGGGTCAGCTTCTTCAGGTCGAAAAGCAAGAATTAATTATCGACACCTATGACAATCAACCAAATAATATTTCTGTCGGCTTCCAGTCTATTGAATCCATCGTCACATCCTTTCAGGATCAGAGTCTTCTTGATAATTCTCAGGGAGTTTCTAACTATTCGTCTCCCGGTGCCGACCGTCTGAAGATCGTTCCTACCCTTGTGACTCGTCAGTCTACCTCAATTTCAACAAATAATTTCTTCTCTATTGTGGACTTCGTGGCGGGTCAGCCTTCCATCGTCAACTCAAATACCGTCTACTCAACTATTGGCGCGAAGATGGCGGAATATTCTTATGAGACAAATGGTAACTTCGTCATCAATCCCTTCAATGTCAGAACATTAATTAATTATACCTCAACAGGGGCCATCGACACAAACAACATCAAGCTAGAAGTTGATGCCGGTCTTTGTTACGTCAACGGATATCGTATTCAAATCGTTGGTAAGTTGCTCGGTGTTCTTCCCAAGGGCAACACCGTCAAGAATGCGCCTACCCAGATCGTCACCACGCAGCTAGGTAACTATCTTCAGGTGAATGAATTTGCTGGCGTCTTTAATCCAACAACAATTCAGTCCATCTCATTGAGAAGCGCAGCAGCCTATGCGGTGTCGAACAACCTTTCAAAGGGCATTCCCGCCAACTCTATAGTGGCTCCCGGCGTCGAAATTGGCAAGGCCAACGTTCTGTCCGTAGAATATGACAACGGTGTGCAGGGGCTTAATACGTGCGTCTACGACCTATATCTTTTCAACATCCAGATGAATTCGGGGCAGTCATTCTCTTCCGTTCGTTCTGTCTTCGCCAACAATGCCGGAACCTATGGACTGGCCGACGTTGTGCTTACCGCTGGAACATTCTCACTTCAGGACTCGACCCTCGGTGCGATGGTTTATCCTTTCAATCAGAGTGCCATCAAGACTCTTCAGACAAGTTCTAACACCGTTGACACACAATTTCAGTTCGTTCAGTCATCAACTGTCAACTTCTCCAACACAGGTCTCGTCTCCGTCACCGTGCCTTCATACACTGGTGGAACCAACGAGCTTCCATTTGGAACCGGAGCCCTAACCACTCCCCAGAAGGAAAACTTCATCATCGTTGCTGAGGGCAATGCAACAGGCGCGAATCTCGCCGGTTCAGTCGCCACATCAGGTAACGTGGTCACAGGAACCTCGACATCCTTCGCGACAAATCTTTATGTTGGGGCCTATATCCAGCTTGCCAACTCTACCGTCAACGAAATCAAACAGGTTGCCGCCATTGCCAACGCAACATATCTGACGCTGACACAACCAGCAACCAACACATGGGCTGGTGGCAACGTGGCGCTTCAGTTCCTTGGTGGTCAGCAGATTCCCATGGCGCTTGGAAACACTTCCATCACCGTGGGCAGCACGACGACTTTCACAGTCAACCTCAACAATAATCTTTCAACAACTCTTAACGCCTCGGTGCTTTATCCTGTGCAGCGTATCACCGCCTCACCGGCCAAGAAGCGCCTTCAGACTTCTGTCTTCGTCAAGATCAACCTATCAAACAACGTCAATGGGACCAAGGGACCATGGTCTCTCGGTGTGCCTGACGTATTCGCGGTTTCTAATGTTTGGTATGGTTCATCCTACGCCAACACCAACCCATCGATCACAGGCCAGTTCCATCTCAACACAAACCAGACAGACGAATATTATGGTCTCTCCTACCTGACACCAAATGGGGCGGCTCTCTCCAACACAGAATTTCTTCTCGTTCAGTGTGAGGCCTATCAACAGGACGTTTCAACCGGGGCCGGATTCTTCTCAATTGATTCATATCCTGTTGATGACACTGGCGTCACCGCCAACTCAATCTTCACGCAGGATATCCAGACCTATACCTCACAGGCCAACGGTTCGACCTTCAACCTAAGAAATAGCGCCGACTTCCGCATCTATGCCCAGAACACGATTCCCTATGTCTCCAACGCGGCTCTTGCCGTCTCCAACACGGTTATCGTCAATCCGGCCAACACGCTGTCATTCTCGACAGGAAATCTTTTCATTCCTGTCAATGGGGCCGAATTTGAATCTTCTCTTCAATATTATGTCGGAAGATATGACGTTGTTGGGCTGACACAACAGGGAAGTATTGTAATAAATTCTGGTATTCCTTCAGAAAATCCTGTTCCGGCTGGTGATATTCAGTCGGGTATGACCTTGGCAACAATCTACGTGCCGCCATACCCAACGCTGACAACAGATGTTGTCGATGTTAACAATTCTGACGGTAATCCTGTTTCAAGTCTCGTCTATAATACCAACAGAAGATATACGATGCAGGATATAGGTGTGCTTGATCGTCAGATTCAGCAGGCCACATATTATTCGGCCCTGTCGGTTCTTGAACAGTCTGCCCAGAATCTTCTTCTTACAAATCAGTCTGGCCAGACGGTATTCCAGAATGGTGTGCTTGCCGATCCCTTTAATGATTTCAGTATTGCCAACACACTTGATCCCGCATTCAATATCGCCATCGACGGCGCTTCTTCCGAGGCTCGTCCTATCTTTAATCAGTTCCTCGTTAATCTAAATTATGCAAATAGTGCAAGTACAAATATTGAACAATCTTCTGATGGACTACTGTTGACTCTTGATTATACAGAAGTTAAGCCATGGATTTCTCAGCCTTTCGCCTCACAGGAAAGAAATTGCGCCGAAAGTATTCTTTATAATTGGGCAGGAACAGTTGTATTGTCTCCATCTGGAAACTATATGCCTGACGTTACGGTAAATCCTGCCGTCGTTGTTGACCTAAACTCATATTCAAATTGGGTTGATCTTGCCAATGCATGGACAACTCAGTGGGGAACTTGGAACGAAACTTCTAGTACAACATCAAAAAATACATCCGTGGTTGGAACCACAACAACCACAACAACATCTCAGGCCAATACATATACACAGACCGGAACCACACTTTCTATGGCTCCTGTAACAAGTACATATAGTTTTGGTAATGTTGTTACCGATGTTTCACTTCAGCCATTCTGTCAGGCGCAATTAATTAAATTCTATGCCAATGGTCTGAAGCCAAATACACAGGTATGGACTTATTTCAACGACAAGTCTATCTCACAATATTGTGTACAGACGGATTCAAATTATAATATTCTTCCAACGTCCACGATGATCACCGACGCGATAGGTCAACTCTGGGGATATTTCTACCTTCCCGCAAATACTTTCTATACAGGAAGCATTAATTTTCAGATCATGGATATTTCTAATCTTATTACCCAAAGTAATATTATTACTACTATTGCCTCATGTGAATATCAGGGCACCAACCTTGCGTATACGGTGAACAACCTTACCCTACAGACGACAGAACCACAGATTTCCACCACAACTGTTTCTCAGTCTATGGTTACCTATGCCAATAACACAACAGTAACGACGCCACAAATTATTCCACCAAATCCGGGTAATGCTGTTTGGAATGGTACTTATTGGTTCGTTGAACATGAACCAATTGCTCAGGCATTTTCTATTCTTTCAACAAATCTTCCACAAAACGTGCAAGGTGTGTATATTACATCTCTTGATGTGTTTTTTGCCGCGACTGATCCAAGTCTTGGAATAACTGTTATGATCAGAGATATGGTTAATGGATATCCCGGTATTGATATTCAGCCGGGTTCTCAGGTGCATGTGTTGCCAAGTCAGATAAACACATCACAAAATGCTTCTGTGGGAACGAATATTTTATTCCCTGAACCCGTATTCTTGGCGTCAGGATCGGATTACTGCTTCGTCATCATTCCTGACGGCGCAAATCCTAACTATGATCTGTGGACTGGCGTCATTTCAGGAACCGATGTCTTGACAAATGCTCCAATTTACACATTGAGTTTTATTGGTGATATGTTCTTGTCATCACAGAATTCTACATGGACAGCATTTCAGAACGAGGCCATCAAGTTTAACCTTAACATCGCTGACTTCACCGCCTCTCAGGGTGTGGCCGTTTATAATAACGACGACACGGATTATTTGGAAGTTTACAGCACTTCAAGAGTTTTCACCCTTGGGGAACCTGTTTATTATTCCAACACCGTGATTCAGGCTGCTAATATTTCTGTCTCCAACGTCTCGACAACGGTTACAGGAAATACGACAGGCCTGCTTGCCAACACAAAGATTTATCTATTCAGTAATACAAATAATTCTACGATGGTGGCCAATGTTAACTCGGTGACGACAGGATCATTTGTGATCAACACGGTGCCTATCTTTACTGATAATAATTGTTCAATGGGTATGCTTACCTCAAATGGTGGTCTGACTGGTATTATCAAGACTGTTAACAGTTCTGTTATCAGTGTCGGAAATTCTACCGCCAACTCGACGGTTTACCTTTCAACAAATAATGGGATCATCATCGGATCACGTTCTCTTGCCTCTGCGGCTATCGCCACCCTAAATGACGTGCCTTATGACACCTTCATGCCTAAGTTTGCGGTGTCGATTCCATCCGTCACAACTTTGAACTTCACCATGAAGGGTGTGGCAAATTCATTTAATTCATATTCTGCCGACCCATCCCAGACTTCACTAACTTTCGGTCAGTCAACAGATTTCTTGGATAAAGAACGTGTCGTCATGTCGAAATCAAATGAAATGAGATATAATTCAGGAAATAAGTCACTAACCGTCTATGGCAACATGACTTCGACCTCGCCTTATCTTTCTCCCGCCATCAATAATGTGAAGTCTGGGGCTCTCTGCATTCAGAATCTCATCAATGGAGAAGATTCCAACAATGACGTGTTCACTTCAGAAATCACCAACAGTGGTCAGGCCATCGACAAGTATATTTCCACCACCGTTACTCTTCTACAGGGGATGGAAGCCGAAAATCTGACAGTCTATTTAGGGGCATATTATCCTGCGAATACTTCGATCTACTGCTACGCAAAACTTTTGAATCAGTATGACAATGATCCATTCTCAAGTAAGTCATGGACACCTATGTACACGACTAACCTGACCAGATCATCACAAATTAATAATCAGGATTTCAACCAGTATATCTTTAACTTCGCCAACAGTCTTCCTTCTGGAAATGCCTTCCTCAACACGGCATATCTAAACGGAGCGAATAATGGTCTGGTTAGTTATACATCTAATTCTGGTGTTAATTATGCCACATTTGATACCTTCGCCATCAAGCTGGTGCTTCTTTCAAATGCCGGGTCATATCTTGTTCCACGGCTGACCGACATGGTGGCCGTCTGCACGTCGGTTTAAAATGAGCGAAGAGCCTCGATATTATCAGGTGGAGGGTGAGCCCTCCCTCGTTCGGGATACGCAGTCTGGGGCCATTCTAAACACCAATGTAGAGGCCTTCAACGCCTATAAGAAGCGGCGCAGCCATGAGCAGAAGGTGCGGGATATGGTCAACGAATTTGAGACGGTGAAGACCGACCTTTCTGAAATTAAAAATCTTTTGAAATTGATATTGACAAACCAGACCACCTAGGTTATTCTGCCCTTCTAATTCAGGGTTATCTCGGCGTAAACGGAATTCAAAGAATGGTTTTGATTAAATTCAAGGCAGCGGGTATGCCCCGTAAAGCCAACCATTTGGGGTGGTTCGATTGCCACGCGCCGAGCCTTATTATAACGACGAAGGAGATTTGATATGCGCGATGAATATGAAGTCCAGTGCATCAATATCCGTCCTGATTTTATGCAGGAATGGACATTTGTCAACAGCAATAAACACGAGAACGTTTTTCTTTCCCCTCATATTCAATCCTATCCCGGTGCGAAGGTGGGCGACAGGGCCATCATCGGTCTCGTCAAAATCATGGGTGGGAAGAACTGGAAAATTGTAATTAGGGAATCCAAATGAAACTATCTTTTAAAAAGAACCCTAGGGAGGTAGCTAGTCCCAATCCTTTCACCACCATTAAGGGGGATAAGAAACAGGTGGGAATTATTTATCCCCCATCTCGCTGGAATAACGACTACAAGTGGACCATCAGCCTTGCCTGTCCCAAGGATGCGACGGGGAATGATCCCTGTTGTTTCCGTTGGATGAGGGTGAAATACCGTTTCGACAAGGAAGCCGAGGCGCGTGAGTGGCTGAAGGTCAATTGGGATCGTATCATCACCACCTATAAACTTCACCAATTTGAGGATTGATCATCATGGAACATTCACAGGCCGAACGACTTCTGTTTGAACACTTCGAACAGGAATTTCTTCTTGAATCTGCCATGGGTGGCGCATATTTGACCTATGCGCCATTGATCCATCTTGCCTTCATCCATCCTGAACGGTATCTTCCGAACTATATCGCGGCGCTGAGAGCGGCTATCATCCTGATGGATGAGAAGCCGTGCCGCATGTCAGAGGAATTCGACAAGGCCATTCTTGATCAAATCGATGGATT